GAAGTCAATTCCTTCAAGTCTTGAAGACTCAAATCAACCGTTGAACCAGGAATCGCAATGAATGAAAATACCTGTTCACCAGGTAGTGCATACTGCGCACCGAACGCAAACGTTATAGTATTTGATGCACTAATGGTAGTTGTCGCTGTCTGCGTAAACGTCACACGATAAACAGTAGTAGCTCCAAATGTTCTAGTCGATAATCCGCTTACAGAAGTACCAGCTGGGAATTTAGTATCACCTGACGAAACTCGAGTGCTTACTGTAGCACCAGATGCTAGCCAACTTATGCTATCAAAGAACAAGAAGTTTTTGTTTTGATAACTTGCTGCTGAACCGGCTGCGGTTACAGTTACAGTGACATCGTTGCCGCCACCTGTAGTTGATGTAGCATTTCCGTTTGAACTCATAACTACACGAGTGTAGCTGGTCGAGTTAATGATAATATAACCTGTGGTAAACGATTGGATTGTCTGGCTACCGGTAAGCACTGTGGCTGCGCTCACAGTGTCGCCAGCTAATACCCCAGCTGCCGTCCATTGCGCATCAGTTACCAAGAAGTCAATTCTACCTGAACTAATCGCACTGCCGTAAGTGGCTGTGGCTGCTGATGTAGATGTAATTGATACTGTATTTGATGCACCAGCAGCACTTGAAGAGTTTGCTACCGCAGTCATTACAATTCTAGCGTAGGCAGTGCCTGCGATAGTTGTGTAGTTTTGAGTGATACTTGAAACTGTTTGACTAGCAGTGATATAGGTTGCTGTGCTCAATACGTCAGTAATTCTTAGGTTGCCGGCAAGTGCTGCATAGTCTGCCTGGGTAATTAAGAAATCACTTCTTGCAGTGCTTAATGCACTGGCATAGTTAGCAGCAACTGAGCTGGTCAATGTCAATGATAAATTCTGTGCACCGTTTGTAGCTGCCACAGGACTTGTTGAAGTACCGAGAGCATTCATTACCACTCTTGTGTAAGATGTTCCGTTGATAGTAACATAATCACGGGTCCAGCTTGAAATAGTTTGTCCACCAGTTAGATATGTTGCGATTGCTATTGGATCGCCGACCGCAAGCGGTGTTGTTAGGGCATCGTATGCTGCGGTGGTAATCAAGAAATCGTTACGTGTTGCACTAATAGCTGAACGATAGGTACTGCTGTAGGCAGTGGTAATCGTTAGCGGGCTGTTATTACCCGAGCCAGGAGTTGTATTCGATGCCGGTGCAGCACTTAAAACAATACGGGTATAAGCAGTGATACCTGCACCGCCTGCATACGCTCTAGTTACACTGACAATAGTGGTGCCAGCCTGTAAGCTACCGCCTGTAATTGTGTCACCGGCCTGTGGCACTAACGCTAAAGAATCATATTGTGCGTTAGTAATCAAAATGTCGTTACGTGCTGTGCTCAATGCAGACACATAGGTGTTATTACCGTATGGTTGACCAGCATTAAAACCAAGTGCAGTAACACCCTGTGCCAGTGTGCCGAATGACTGTGCGGTTAACGATTGTGTTGTTGAATTAAATGCTCTTGCAGTTAATGTCTGTGTACTTGCTGCAAATGATTTTGCAGTCAGTGTAGTTGTAAATGCACCTTGTACTGTGGCAGTCGAAGTTGATGCTCCACCTGACCACGTCACAGAACCGCCAGATGCAACCTGTGCAAAGCTAGGCTGTCCACCAGTCGCCTGTGATGCTAAACCAACCCAGGTAATCTTAGTTGGATCAGTCGGGTAGTTTGCTGGGTTTAATACCCCTTCAACAACAATACCGCCGCCGCCGGATGCTACAGGATCAGACGCAATTGAAATATTTTGTAGCAATAGTTGAGCACGATTCAGTAGTTCTCGATCACCTAGGTCACCTGTTTGTGCGTTTGACACACTAGGTGCTAGTCGAATTAAGAACGCAGTATTCTTATCAATAGATACAGAAATATTACTTGCTGAATAGTTAAACAAATAACCACGGTCACTGTCGAACTGTCCGTCAATCATAAATGCTGAACCCCAGTGACTGATAATTGGTGAAACAGTGTTTGATGCTAGAATAACACCAGCTCGAGCTGAATGGCTAGCGGCTGCACCACCTTGGAATGTTCTATTTGATCCAGCTACGAACTGGGTCATTGTTGCACCACGTGTACAGCCAGTTAGACTAGTTCCAGTGTTACCTGTATATCGAATTAATTCGTTATCGATTAATACTGTACCTGCATTTGGGAAGTAGTAGGCATTGGTCAATGGGATAACCGTGACTGAAGCATTGATAGCTGCAGACAGTTGATCTTTTGCACCTTCATTGATAACTTCATAGCGCACAGGTTGGTTACCAGTACGCATATATGCTTCTGAGTTTACGTTTGAATTACGGAAGCGATGAGCAAATACATAATTTCCATCTGGTCCACGTAGCATAAAATCAATAAATCCAGCACCGTACCAAGTCCACTGCATACCAATCATCTGCATTTTTGTTACGTCGATATTATATCCACTCGGTCCTGAGCCGTTGCAGGGATCTAGATTCCACTCGTTTTGAGGTACAACAATATCAATGGTCTTACAAGCACGACCGCCCACTACATCATTAACTCCACGATAGTCTGGAGTTACAGTTAATGCAGTATCGCTAGAAATACTAGATACCACGTGACTCATACCCTTGATAACAATACGATCGCCTGCGGCAAGCTGTTGAGTAAATCGACTGTTAGCTCCTGTGACAGCATTAGAGTTAGCTGCGAGGTTAATAGTACCTGCTAGTTGGAATGTTGAAGAACGACGTACAACTGCCATTCTGATACCATCATATTGATAGAACATACCGTTTTGGTCATCAAATGTGCCTGAACGTACAGTGGCACCGTGCCAGTGATAAACAGACATTTGACAAGGACTACCTAGTACGGCTGTTGCTGATCCTAACGTTTGTGTTGCGGCAAATTTTAATGTGCGTTCGTCAACGATTGCAGATACTGTGTATATACCATTGTATCCAGAAGTAGACACTCCATTAATAATAATCTGCGCACCTACCTGACAGCCGTGGTCGGTATCGTCTGTTGCCAACGTGATAGTTGATCCGACTGTGGTACCAGTAGCTGATAAACTTGCTAGGTCATAACTTGGTGCAAATAGCGCACCGGTGTTATACATAACGCCCTTACCTGATTGGTAACGTATATATTTCTTGCTCATACGAATCGCTGTAGCACCGTGAGCTGGGCCGCCAGTTCCTAGCTGTACACCACCGTCATATGGTCTATGTACAAAGTAACTGTCTGGACGAGCATACACTGTGCCAGTCAACGTGTTAGCAATGTTACCCTGTGATCGAGCTGTATATCGTAGAGTTGTTAGAGTTGGGGTTGAATCAATATAGAAACCACCTGCTGCTAGTTGTGCATTAGTACCACTGCTATTGATTGAGATAGTAATCGAATCGCCCGGCAAAAATCCGTGTGCAGTGGCGAATGTAATTTCAACTAATGCAATCGAAGTATAGTTAACTGTTGTGGAATCAGCGATCGGTGCTGTTGAAAAATCGTTTAATGCAATAGATGAAATAAAGTTCTTAGTCGGAGCAGTTACCGGAGTACCACTGATACTAAAGCTGATGATGTCGCCACCAAGATCCACTGACAGTACTTCGATAGTAGCATTAGCATCACCGCCGGAGATTGTGATAAGATCAGTTACACTGTAATTTTTACCCGGAGTATTAATAGCCACCGCAGTAACTACTCCACCTACTGTGGTAATATCCACAGTTAGACCTGTACCAGCAGTTGCTAGGGCACTGTCTGCAGGAGCCACTGAAGTAGCCACTGCTGTTGCGTCTGAATATCCTGTGCCACCGTATAGTGTTCCAACATTAAATGCTGTAACTGTATTTTTGTCGGCTGCTGTGTTAACGGTAATAGTTGCACTGTTAGCTGGTGCTGCACCACCAAGAACTGTTCCAGCAAACAACAGTGTGTCTCCGGCTTTGTAGCCTGATCCGTTACTGCTACCAGCTGCTACTGCATACACTGTGCCTAAGCGAGAAATGTCAAAGTTTGCACCTGAACCATCTGTCGATGTTGTGGTAGTTGGAGATAGGTTATTGTAAGTTGCGTTGGTACCTTTGATAACGCTGGTCAGTGCTCCGCTGAGACTGACTGTATTACCCTGAATGTCTGTGACTGCAACAGAAGTTCCATCACCACGATCGATTACTAAGCCTGGACTAAGACCAGTTGTATCTTTTACAACGATCGTGGTATCGCCAATCGCAGCATCTGAGGTTAATTGTGTGGCTGCTACTGTGCCGCCGTTACCTACTACCGCAGTAATCTGCGTTCCAGTTGGAAAACCGGATACAGTAATCGGAGACCCTAATGGTGGTGGTGAACCAGTGAAGCCAAATACTGATGCGCCAGTAGCAGTGACCAAGCTGGTTGCTACTGTACCGCTTTGTCCGTTTGACACCACGTTAAAACTTGGTGTGCCTACTGAAGCTCCGGTGTAGAATCCTGCTTTACGAAGCTGTGTATATGACTGGCTCAGAGTAGTTGGATTTGTTACACCAACTTTAGCTTTGGCATAATAGGTAAGGCTAGTTGGTGTTGGTACTGAGTTAACAAGGAATGTGCCTTCTGCACGTCCAAAACCTTTTACAGAAGCTGCAAGAGCTTTAATAGTAAACACATCGCCTACTACTAGTCCGTGTGTTGATAATGTTGTTACCGTAATCAAACTAGAGCCGATACCACTAGTACCGTTTGATGCGTCGGTTATTACAGATACCACAGGAACATCACTACCTGGAATTTCATAAACAGACGGATAGTTACGCATCATCGAAATCGTCTGCCACTTAGTTGGCTGTAGTCCATATTCAAAGTCAGCGTCTAGCATTGACTGTGGAATACCAACTTTCATACGTTCCATTGCGTCTGTTGCAATAGAGTTTAATCTAACTTCTTGAGATTTACCTTCAACAAAGATCTGTATTTGATCAGTGACTAGATATTTGCTAGTATCGGCGTTGAAAATAATTGTGGTAATCTGTTCTTGACCGTATAATGCCGCTGGAAAATCGCTGTCGTATTGTTCGCTGTAGGTTAGATTAACTGAAGTGTCTGGATCAGAAAAATTATACAGAATCTCATTGCGTGTTGTGTTTGTGATCAGCAATATATCTTTTAACTTAAAGAAACCAGGAAATTTCAAATAGCCACGATCTGTAGTTTTTGCTGGCAATGAACTTAGGCCGTTAGTGATAACGTTAATAATAACGTTGGCCAACGTTGTGATAGCTGTTAGTCCTGCTGATTCTGGGGTAAGAGTATTGTTTTTATATTGAGTGAAAGTTCCTTGACGTCCGGTAAATGTAACACTCGGAGCAATATTATTAATGATAAGGTCAAGAATAAATGTGTGAGCATAGACCTCGGGTAATCTGTTTCCATCGATCTGAGGAAGACCGTATTCAAAATATTTTGCAGCGTTGTTTACTGTGCTGATATTACCAGTGTGCTTTAGGTCGCTGATATATCCCTCGAGGACATAGCTGATATCTCTTTGACATTTAGCACTGTCGTATGTGTAGTAGGCAAACGGAGCAATGTTGTTTGTTGAATTATAGTTGATATATGCTATAGTTTCTGCTATGATATATTTTCTATTTTCATACAGTAGTGTTGCTAGGTTTGGATATAAGTTTGCTGACGGAGTTACGTTCCCCGGTATAAACTTATATGTTGAAATCTGTTTCTTTGCCATTTAAATATTTCCTCGAATGATTTAACTCAGTGCTACTGCCATTGCTGCCGCTCGATTGTCGACGTAGGCTTTGTTTGTTACTTGTGTTTTTGTTGTTGGCTTAGTACTTATTGTCGCATAGCCATTGATCACTGCATACTCGGTTGTTACAGTACCTGCTGTTATTGCTCCAGAAGATGTAACATCTAATTCTGTAGCTGTCACTTTTCCTTGAACTGTTACATTACCGTCTGCACCTATGGTGAATGTCTTTACGGTATTACCTGTGGCAATACCTGTTACTGTGAAATCTTTATCAGCAGTTAACGTAAATCCAAATGTGCCAGTAGCACTGCCAAATTGTGCGCCTGTCATTGTTATACTGCCATTAGTGCCAAAGGTCCAGGTATTAGTCTCGTTGGTTATTATTACATTTGGATCACTTATGGCAAGGCTTTTAGTGCCGCTGGCGTTACTGAAAGTGGCGTATGACCCTGTTGACGCTAATATGTTTAATGGCTTTCCTGCTGCAGATGTAATATATCCGTTTAATGTTAACCCGCCATCGACCCCGAGAATAGCACTTTTGCTACCATTGACTAATGATGTGGATGCAATGCTGATATCTGCTGAGCCATCAAATGCCACTCCGTTGATATTACGTGCAGTGGATAATTTGGTTGCAGTACTGGCGTTACCAGTTAATGCTCCAACAAATGTTGTGCTAGTTACACTGACTAATCCAGCGATAGTTGTTGCTGATGCGCCTAGGCCAATGTCAGTTGTGCCAACTGTTACTTTACTGTTTGTCAGTTTTGCATTGCCGATACTGCCTGCGCCAAATGCTGTCGAAGGTATACTACCCTCGATATTTGAAAAATCTGATCGTAAAATTTGATATCCACCGACCGTAGAACCGTCATAGATCCTTAAAGATACTGTCGTTGGGTCATAGAATACTTCTCCGCGACTGGCACTTTTACGGTTTAGCGTAACTGCATCGTGGTTGGGTAAGAATCGTATACTGTTAAAATTATTAGACATAGCTCTGTATGGTCCTCGTCCTATTATTTATCAGTTTAGAATTTTTCAGGACTTGTGTAATATGATCAGATAACGTGTAAATATCTCTATGTTTAGTCTATTTAAAAAGAAAAAAAGCTGGGTAAGATTCTATTGTTTGGATCAGAATGTTGCCCTTGTTTATCCTGTAACTCAGTCAAAATTAGTGGAGCGAGACTGGAACAGTCTGGCTACTACAGATAGGAATCAGCCTTCCCAAGGAAAGCAAATTGTATTAAATTGTCCTGCGATCAAGCAATTGGTTAGGACTGGATTTGTTATGCGAGCTCCTGCTGATTTTGTGATAAAAACTGGGCCAGAAGTAGAGCATCTAAGCTGGGAAACTCCTTTTATGTTCAAGCGTCACAGTGACAAATACACGTTTGGCGGAACGGATTATTACGTCAGCTGGCACAGTCCTGCTCAAACAGAACCGCTGCTACCGCGTGAAATCCCCAATACAGACAGACAGACATTGCATAGTGCAGTTAAAGTAGAAACTCCTTGGCGCATAAAAGCCAGCGATGATATTTTACTATTACAGATCCCTGTAAGCTATGATAATGAAGCTAGGTTTACTGCCGCTATTGGCATCGTAGATCCTAAATATATGCACTCTGTTAGCATACAATTATTCTGGCACGTTCTTGAGGGCGAAACTCTAATACGTGCAGGAACTCCTTTGGTACAATACATACCAATCAGCCGCAAACTTGTAGAACAAGGCGGTCTGGATTTTATCGTTGATGTAGCAGGAGATATAGAAAAAGAGATGGAAGAAGCCTACACATTCTCAAATCACAGTAGATTTCCTAGAAGTGATTCAGTTGGCAATAAGATACGTGTTATTACCAAACTGTTTGATTACTTTAGAAACAAATATCCCAAGTCTAAAATTTAAATACTCAGTCTAGTTAGCGGCAGTGAGTTAATCTGTCCACGTAAGAATGTATTAAAGCTCAGTGTAACCCGCGGAGTATTACCTTGGTATTCTGTAACCATATGTTCTACGCTAGATGGAAATATTAACATATCACCAACTTTAGGTGCAATGCTCCAGCTTTTAGAGTTATAAAGATTTGACTCGTCGATATCGTATTCAAGTGTTTGATATTCACTGGTAATAAACTTTGTCTGACCCGATTCCCCCTCGGAATCTAGATAGACAATCGCTGAAAAAATACTGTTAGGATGATAGTGCCTATGATGAGTCTGACCCTTTTCGGTTTTGTTAAGCCAGGATTCTGTGATAGCAATTTCTGCTTTTTGATTGGCTCGCATAATACCGTAGAAATATTCGCATACGCCGTCAAATGCCAATTGAGAAATCTTTTCAAACTCTGGTTGCTCTAGAATATTTTGTGATTTGCTGATCCAGTTGTTATAGTTTTCAGTCCATTCCACTTTGCTGAGATCGAGACTTGAAACATCTAGAGATGTTTTAAAAATTGGTTTTGAAAATAAAGGCCAGAGAGTTTTTTCAGTTGTCATAGGGTTCCAGGATAATAATATACAGTGTTAATTTATGATATATATAGTATCGTTTACGAAGGCGCATCAGCGAATATGAAAATAGAAAAAGATATCGGCATTTGGGAAGGCATCCTCAATGAGAGCGAATGCCAACAGATCGTTGATCACTTTAATAAGTTGGATCAATTGAATCTCAGCTATACTAGACGCACTATCAAAGACGGTCTGGCACATCATAAAAGCGACACTGGTGTTTATGTACTAGATGAAAAATCTATAAGATTTAGTCCAGGCGCAGGCTTTCTAGGTTTCTTTATGGAAAGATTTTGGAACTGCTGGACTGAATACATTGATCATTATAGTGTTATGCACGAAGCAGGTAAACACACTATCCGGTCGATGAAGATACAAAAAACATTGCCAGGCGAAGGTTATCATCTGTGGCATTTTGAGTCAGACGCTATTGAAAGATCCAGTCGTATTTGTGCCTGGGCAGTATATCTAAATACCGTTGAGCTAGGCGGAGAGACAGAATGGCTGTACCAAAGTGTTCGTATACCTGCAACGCAGGGAACATTAACTATTTGGCCTGCTGGTTTTACCCATACACATCGTGGCAATCCTCCTATCAGCGGTGAAAAATATCTAATAACAGGCTGGGTAGAGTTTTAATGGAAATTCTAAATCTATTTCCTGTTGAAGCATTTGTGTTCAACAATCCCAAGATCGATAACTACGAGCTAGTTGGTAAGATGGAACGGATGACTGACGTACCTCTTAAGAAAAATACCAACATCAGTGTGTTAGCTGACCTACATCTTAATCCAGATTTTAAAGAATTGTTTGATTGGATCAATCAATGCTTGGATGAAGTACGTACAACAATGAAATACGATTGCGATCAGTTTGAAATCACCAATAGCTGGTTTAATGTTTCTGTGGGTAAAGAAGATATGTATCAAAACTACCACAGACATTCGATGAGCTATTACAGCGGAATATACTACGCCACTGAAGGCTCACCTACTCTGTTTGAAGATCCAGTCACTCAGAGAGCATTTGCTCAACTGGAAGTATTGCGACACGACTATAATTCTTCGATTACTTCAGATGCAGTCCCTGGAAAATTAATTATATTTCCAAGCTGGATGTTCCACAGCAGCCCTACACACTACTCCTCGCTTGATAGATTTGTTGTCAGCTTCAATACTCTACCTACAGGTAAAGTCAATCACGTGTTGGCTACAGATTCTAAAGCCACTATAAGGTTAGAAAGATGATTAAGACCCTAACTGTACTTGGTGGCGGCAATGCTGGCCTGATGGTTGCACTATATCTGCGAGCATCCAATCCTCACTTAAAAATCACCGTTGTTAAATCAACCAAGATAGGCACGATTGGAGTCGGTGAAGGATCAACAGAACATTGGGATTTATTTGCCAAGGCCACGGGAATCGCTAACTGGGAAATTATCAAAGAATGTGGGGCCACCCTCAAAGCCGGTATTAAATTTGAAAACTGGCACGGTGATAGCACCAGTTACTATCACAGTATTCCAGAATATATGGCTGTTGCGGATCCCTACACGGGCTGTCCGTACACAATGATGTCGATGATTCGAGACGGTGTCGGCAACGAATCGATGCATTGGGATCTAGCAATGCAAGGGCTGCATACCGAACCACTGGCCGATAATTTTTATCAATTTCACTTTGACAGCGAAAAACTAAATGCCTTTTTCCTACGTAAATGCAGCGAACGCGGTATTGATATTGTTGAAGCTGAGATTGTTGATGCTATCATAGACAGAGACGGCTTTGTTGAATCAATCGTTGACACAGAAAATAATCGGTATGCCGCAGACTTCTTTGTTGACAGCAGTGGATTCCGTAGAGTTATATCTTCAAAGCTGGGATCAACCTGGGTTGATTGGTCAGAGTATCTGCCAATGAATTCAGCTATTGCTTTTCCTAGTCCGTATCAAGAAACTATTCCTCCGTACACATTGGCTAAAGCATTGAGCAGTGGGTGGCACTGGCGCAGTCCTGTACAGGATCGCTTTGGCAATGGCTATGTGTTCAGTGATCAATTTATTTCAGAAGATCAAGCGATTGCAGAAATACAAAAAGAGTTTCCGGATCCTATAAAAATTGCCCGCAAAGTTAGTTTTGTATCAGGAAAGATAGATCGTTTTTGGATCAAGAACTGTGTCAGCGTTGGCCTGAGCAGCAGCTTTGTCGAACCTCTAGAAGCCAGTAGCATATCGACTACAGTACAGCAGGCTCGTGTACTAGCAGGCGCATTGTCAACCTGGCACCGTAATGATGCTGTGACTGCAAAGCATTATAATAAGATCTTTGACGAAGTAATGACTAACATTTTAGATTTTATTCAGCTACATTATTTTACCGAACGTACGGACAGTGAGTTTTGGCGTTGGTGTAAACACAATCTAAAGATGACTGAATTTAATGCTGAACATTTAGAAATGTTTAAAACTAACTTTATCAATCAGTTGGCGTTACCAACTACTAACTACTGCATCTATGATATATTAAATTGGGTACAGGTGATGCACGGGCTTAGAATGTTTGATCAAGAAAAAATCAAACAGCAGTATGATTTACATTTCAATCATCTTACAGAAGCTGTACGTTACAATTATTCAACTGTGCCTACAAAAGAAACAGCAACGTTCTACACCAGTAGAGAAGCAGTAAATATTGTCAAGGATCGTTACACAGATAAGGTTTATAAATTATGATAAATTCATTATGTATTTTGGGCGGTGGAACCAGCGGCTGCATCACAGCTTTGATGATGCGTAAAGCCTATCCAGATCTTAAAATCACAATGATTGAGTCTAGTCAGTTGGGGATTATAGGTGTCGGAGAAGGCTCAACAGAACATTGGAAAAAGTTCATTCAACACATAGATGTTAGTGTGCCTGACCTAATTAGAGAAACTGGGGCTACCTATAAAATGGGCATTAAGTTCACCAACTGGCACGGTGATGGTACAAGTTACTATCATAGTCTAATAGAGCAATACGGTGGGCATAGCAAAGAAAACGGTCTGGCATTTACCTGGTTGCATATGATTGCCAACGACTGGGATCCATTAGATACACCCTGGTTACTAAGTATGCAGGGTCGTCACGTAGAACCCTTACACGATATATTTGCACAATATCACTTTGATACTTTTAAATTAAATGCCTATCTACATAGACTCTGCAGAGAAAGAAATGTTGTTATCGTTGATACTGAAATCAATGATGTTATCTTAGATGAGCAAGGCGATGTAAAAGAATTACTGGACAAAGACAATAGAAAACACGCTTATGATTTCTATGTTGACTGCTCCGGCTTCCGTAGAGTGATTGCCAGTAAGCTAGGAGCCAAGTGGATAGATAGAACTAATCAGTTACCTATGAATTCAGCACTGGCATTTCCTACAGGCTACAAAGAAGAAATTCCTTCTTACACCGAATCAACTGCCCTAAGCAGTGGCTGGGTATGGCGTATACCTACACAGGAAAGATTCGGCAACGGCTATGTATTCTGCGACAGTTTTATTGACGAGACTACAGCCTATGATGAAGTTAGCCAGCATTATAAAAATAATCTTGGCATTGAAGAAGAATTAAAAATTGGCCGTAAAGTAAAATTTGGTGCTGGTCACGTGGATTGCTATTGGATTAAGAATTGCGTCAGTGTTGGACTAAGTGGCATTTTCGTAGAGCCATTGGAAGCCAGTAGTATCGGCACAACTATTCAGCAGATTTTTATGCTGATGCCGGCTGTATTCTTTTACGAAAAAGGATACGACATAGCTGCTAAAAGATATAATCACGATATGGCTATACTGTCTGATAACATAGTTGACTTTATTCAGCTGCATTATTTTACTGAACGCACAGACACTGAGTTTTGGCAGTGGTGTAAGAATAATATCGAAGTGACCGATTTTAATAAAGAATATCTAGAGTACTTTAAACGTCATACTCCGCACCCGCACTATTTTAATCATCCTATGCAGTTGTTTACACATCTAAGTTATATGCAGGTGATGCACGGACTTAGAATGTTTGATGCATCATATATTAAAAATAAGTATGAAAGCCAATTGAGCAAATATAAAGAAATCAATCAAAGTATTTTTGATGAGAATGAAAACTACACTAGAAATGTAGAAAGTTGGCCGCATCGAGAATGTCTAGAAAAAGTTAAAGAGAGATATGAAACAGTCATTATTAAATTCTAAAGTTATTGTATTAGGTGGCGGCAGCGCCGGCTGGCTAACAGCACTATTTGTACAGCGTAACTGGCCACGCTGCGAAGTAACTGTGGTCGAGGATCCTTCTAAACCCCCAATTATTGCAGGCGAAAGTGGTAGCACTACGTTTGTTACTTTCCTAAAACATCTAAAGATCGATCACGATGAATTTGTCAAACGAGTAAATGCTACTCCTAAACTAGGAGGAAAGTTTACTGACTGGAATGGTGTGGGTACTGAATTTATACACGCTCTTCAAACAGACTATGCTCCTTGGCTAGACGGATGGACTGATTACTTCGCGGGAGCTATGCCAGAAGCAACATTGACCCTTGGGCAGATGAACTCAATAATGCAGGCTGAAAAAAATAAAGATACTTTTCTTAAAACAATATTAGGAAATAAAATACCGCTATCGAAGGCATTCTATTCAAGCGAATTTATTAATCAGCAGCGTGTGCCGTTTGGCTGCGATGAAAATTTACAGAAACTACCTTGCGCACCAATGTGGCATTTTGAAAGCAGAGCAGGTGCAGCATATTTCAAAGAGCTGGGACTTGAACGAGGTATTCGATTAGTTGAAGGAACATTCCAGACTGCTGATCTTAACGAGCGTGGGGATATTACAGCCATTCACCTTGATGGTGATCGTGTTGAGGAAGCTGATTGGTTTTTTGATTGCAGCGGCTTCGCTAGACTACTGCTAGGAAAAAATCTAAATGAGCCATTGGTAGATATGACAGATTACTTTCCAGCTAGGGCAGTCGTTGCTTGGTGGGAGCCTGATCCCTGCTACTCTGTTACAACAAATGCCACAGCAATGAAATATGGATGGAGCTGGAATATCAACCTTCGACATCGGTCTGGTAACGGATATATCTACGATCCAGATCATATTACACTAGATCAGGCTGTACAAGAAGCTGAAGAAAGATTCAATAAAAAAATTACTCCGATCGCAAATTTCCAATTTACTCCAGGTATGATGAAAAATATCTGGAAAAATAACGTATTTGCAGTAGGACTTAGCGGCGGCTTTCTTGAGCCGCTCGAAGCCAATGGCATAGCATTGATTGTGGAAAATCTGTATGCGATACAGGACTACTGGGATCCGTATCGTCCAGGCTCACAGTCGCCCGAGACAGTACAACGTATGAACGATCGTATGTGGTTTTTAATGGAAGATTTTCGTGATTTTCTAGCATTGCATTACCGAGGAAAACGTAGAGATACTGAATTTTGGCGCAGTCACGGAGAGGATAAATTCCGCATTCCTCCATCGTTACAGTTTAAATTAGACGAATGGCACGATTATTTCCGATGTACTATTCCAGAACCCTGGCCAAAGGCCTACTCAGCCACAGCTTGGATGATGGTTTTGCAGGCATTAGATGTAGTCGATACTAGCAAGATGGCCGAAGTATACAATAATTTGCTGCCTGCAGGACGAGATGTACTAAATATTAATAATAGCAAGTATAAAGAATTGGTTGAACCGTTTTTATCCATAGAAGAGTGGATTCAGCGGACAGCATAAATACTGTTTAAGGAGACAAAAATGTCAAAGATTTATAAGATGATTTATCGCGATGAAGAAAATGACGCGACTCATAAGTTACACGTTATTGAATATTATGTTAGAGCAGAAGGCCGCAATGCTGCCCAAGCTACTGTAGATGCTGCTAACAAACATAGACACGTTGTAGCAGGTCCAATGGGCCCTATTGCAGAAGCAGATGTGCCGTCAGACGCACAATGGATCGAATAATTAACGATTAAACAGTTTCCTGGCTTCAGCCATCTGTTCTAACTCGTTTCTAACCGCCTGGCTAGCATACTCAAAGGGCAACCCTAAACAGGCTCGAGTATCATATTTTAGCCAGGCGCTTTCACCTGCTACATCTACATACTGTAAAAACGCCTGGATATGGCGTTTTCCCTTGAGTGGTTCTCTCCAATGCTGGTGCTTGCGACCGCTGTAAATTCCAACATCGCCGACATCTAGATTAAGAGTGTGTACTTCACCTTGATCGTTCTCTACGTATAATGGCCAATCTTCTTCCTTTTCTAAACAGATAGAAAGAGTGACTTCTGAGCTTTCACGATCGTGATGTTTTTTTAATTCAGAACCTTCATAGTATATTCTGGCATATGAATAAACCGGATATAACTTCATCTCTACAGTTTCTTCAACTATGGGCTGCAGATGTACGCTGAGTGCCTCCATCATCAAGGGACTATATCGAGCAAATGTATTATCACATAGATCTGCTAAATTTGCATCAGGATACAAATGTCGGCAGGTTGTTTCCATCATAGAAAATTCAAGTGCTAGAAATTTACAAAGTTCTTCACTGACTGCTTTTTTAAGTATGATACAGTCTTGTTTCATATTAGTGGAATAAATCCGTTATTGGTGTAAGGCTTTTCCATCCAATCTTTGATAAACTCACTTTGTGGAGTTGTATGAATATCAAACCCTATAGTTGTACGAATACCGTCAAAGGGCTCGATTGTTTCTACGTGATGATAGCGATATCCTTTACCAAAATAAATCTGCCCGGGCTTGTTAATAATTTCAACATCGTCGAATACAGTTTTAGTAGTTTGAGGATCAATAGAAATATATCCGTGATATTCAAAATCGTGATGATGTCTTTGTAATAGTTGATCGTCGGTGTGGTAGTTGACCCAACTCTGTATCCACAGTTCTCGAGTATCTCCTAGCTCGCCTCTAATTAAATTTCTTAACTCTTTATACACTCTATAAAATGCAGAGCTTGGAGCAGTCAGTGTAAAAATATTATATCGGTCATAGGTCCAAGTCGAATCGTTGTCTGGAAACATAACTTTAAACAGTCGATGAGCGTGATTCAGGTCGTCCATAAGATCGTGTTGATGCGTTGCTATAAACTCTGATTGATACAGTAAAAAATCTTCTTCTCGTTTCGTGATCATAGTAACATATTTCCTAAATTTATATTGATAAGGCATCGGTAGTTTGTATCTTTACAAAACGATGCGGTATGATAGTATCTACCATCAAACGCCAGCAGTTTACCTTTCTTTGGAGTTACACGTTTTTTAACTGTAAATTTTCCATTCTTAATTCGATCGATATCGGCCTGTCCGCTATCAAACGTGTCATTAGTTTCGTTGAAAATCAGTGTGTCGCCATCACTGTCATTGACATAATATATTGCATTCCAGTGCGGATGGAAACTGTCTATATGCGGCATAAGATTGTCCACACCATCAGGTCCGTTAGCTAATGTTAAGTTTGCTCGCATTCTATACAATCTATTAAAAGGTACCGAAGCCTGACTGGTAATGCTTAATACTAGCGGATAAACTAATTGAAAAAAGTTACTTACTGGTGCGTTTTTTTCATAGAAAAAATGATTAAATCCGGGTGGGTTTGATTTTAAATTCTTAAAGCAGTCGTCTCCGGATACCATATTCTTGTTTAATACCCAAGGAAAATCCCAACCAGTTAATGTATCTTCTAGATAATTTTGGTAATCAACAGGTATAACATTTTCAATTTCAATAATATCGTTCATACTTTTCTAATTAAATTTCCTGATATGGATATGCGATCTTTTTCAGATGTCTGAAAAGGATAGACCATATGCGGCAAACAACTTGGGAATAGAAATATAGACCCTTCGAATAAGTTATCTACTGGGAATTCTGACTCTCTAATTTCTCCGAATGCGTTAGTATATATAAAACTAAACATCCCGCTACGTGGCATATTGGATAATTTTACACTCGGGTGTGCTAATTCGTCTTCTATCTTGTAAGGAATAGTTAACCAAATTACAAAACTATAGACACCATCGTGTGTGTGCATTGGGTTAAATTCATTTTTCTTCTGTATGTTTACCCAATAACTTTGTAGGCGGAGTGAATCTGCTCTGAGGTCCTTGGCAGTACGTGTTAGATTATGTCCGACTTCATACTGTGTGCATAACTCTAATAGATATTTTTCTAGTTGTTGTGAATTTTTAGTTAATTTAAATTCAGATTCTATATTGCCAGCAAGATTTTTATTAAACTTATTTTCAAGTTTGTCTAATTGGTCGACTTCTATTTTTAGAGATTCTATCAGCTCAACTGGTACCGAGTCTTTTACAAATCCAAAGTTTGGAAAGGACCCGTACATCATACGGCTGTTCCAAAAATAGTTAATACCAATCGTGAATCTTCTTTGGTTGTTCCAAAATACTGATCAGCACTATGCCAAGTATTAGGAGGAAACAGTATACATCTATTGTAGACATTTTCAATTGTTAGTGATCTTTTAAATATCTTTCTCTGCTCTTGTTTATATTTTTCAAAAACGTGTCGATCCTCTGGCTTGGCATCTAGCTCTGCAAAAAATTGCTCATTAAAGTGCGGCAATGCTTCGTGGGCTGTTTTGCGATAAAATACAGTTCCGGAATCTTTTGGAGGGTTTGGATTTAAATATATCAATCCAGCTACGTTATAAAAGGGTTCATCTTCGTGTATCCAACCTTTACCATAACTTTCATCGGTTAGTGTAAAACTCATCTGTAACTGATTGAATGCGTGTCTATCAGGAATATGTTTGATCAGTTTACCTGCAATCGTATGAAAATAACTATCATTTAGCTTGTCGAGTGTATCTGTACGTGTTCCGGCATAGGTATCAATCTCGTCTCGCTTAAATTCTTGCTTCAACGCAAACTGTCGCCATAATGATGGAGCTTCGAGAAAATTGTCAATGATCAATGTCGGTTGGCTAAGTGTGCGCTTCATCTTAATCTCACAAAAAATACCTGATTTAATCTCGAATCTTCTTTGGTAGTTCCAAAAAATGCATCTGCACTATGCCAGCATCTAGAATCAAATAATACAAATCTATTATAAACACTTTCAACTTTAATCTCTGGAGTGAAGTGTGTTAATTGATCGTCCCTGTATTTTCCTATCTGCTTGCGCTCTTCTGGGGTAGAATCCAATACGTCTTTCATAAACATCTTAGTATATTCTTCTCCATTAAAATCCGGAGCATCTTTGTAGATAGTGGTACCGCAGCCTTCTGGAGCTTCTTTATTAAGATAAACAACCCCTGCTACGTGCAATTTTGGATCGTCATCGTGTACCCATCCTCGACCGTAAGATTCGTCAATCAGTTGAAATGCTGTTTGCAATTCATCAAATTCTTTAAATCCATAGGGCCGCAGTGTAAACATTATCTTTTTACAAACTATATCAAATAGTTCTTGGTTTAACTCGTGTAACAGTTTTGTTCTGACTCCGGGCCAGCTGCCTCTATTGCCCTTAAAGAATTCCTGTTCTAGTGCATATTCTCTCCACAGGTCGGGATCTTCATAAAAGTCATCTACAATTATTGTTGGAAAGAAAGGGAACAGAAATCTATTCTTAAGATCTCCCTGTTGTATAGCCGCAGAGCTATTCTGATTGAGCTGAATTAATTTTTCAGAATAGCTTCTAGTCATTTGGGGTTGCTGCAAAGTTAACTGTTATTGCTAATCTTTTAGTAAACATTTTAGGACAGGTACTTGCGTGATAGTGTAAGCCATTAAATAATACCATCTTTCCTTGCTGTGGCAATGATTTGTGTAACGGATAATATTTCTCAGCTTCTTCAGTTTCTCTAAAGATTACAGTTTCGCCATCGGATTCGTGTACGTAATAAACTGCGGTATAATGTTCTTGCTCATAGTCTCTATGAGGAGTGTTATGCTTATAGGGTGCGTGATGCATTATGTATTTTGTGTTTAGTAAAAATCCGGCGCGAACTCGTAACAATTTTGTTAGAGTCATATTTGATTTTTCAATTATAGCATCAACTAACGGCTGGAAAAACCCTAAGTGCGGATTTTCTTCGTGCTTATGATAGTAAATTAAATTCCCAAACCCGGGCGTATTGCTATTATCTAAGGCACTATTTGCCAGTTCGCTGGTAGTATCATTCATAAAATGCCAATCAAAGTTAACATCTGTTAGATAACTATAGATTGATTTTTGATAATCTACATCGACTATGTTGTTAAATTCCACGGGGTTAAATAGTTTTGTCATTTTTTATCCTATACCAATTCCTATCACTTGACTCGCGTGGATCGTCTGTGGGCAACTTAGTCCAACACGGAATGCTCATACTTAGTCTCTTACCCATTGGTTCTGCTATGTGATAGGCCCTTGACGGAATATAGATAGCATCACCTGGCTCTAAAACAACATCAAAAGCTAGATCAAGTTCTTCTTCTTTTAGCTTATGATTCATTGTGCCGGTTCGATACATTGAGCTTATTCTGTTATTAAAAACTTTCCATCTTGTTTTGCCCTGTGCCTGAACAATAAAATTAGATGGGTAGTCTTCGTGTATCCAAAAACTCTTTGAATCTTCTAGGCCTCCGTAGACGTGTATAGCAGCATTAATCATATATATGTTTTCTAAAATTTCTAGCAATTTCATTGTTTTAGGACTGTGAAAAGCATAATCCATAATAACAAATCCAAAACCATTATTAATTCTATCAAACATAAATCCTTTATCTTGTACCTGTCTACCGAACACCCAAGATTTTTTGTTTGTAGGAATTTCAATTTTTAAATTATCTTTGCCGATCATCTCAAATGTGTATAGCTCTGGTTTGTTTATACACGATTCAACATCATCCCACGTGACCATTTCACTAGCTTCTGGCAATAGTTGCTTGAAGTAATGAGGTTTATCTTCGTAGAAAAGATTTGTTTCGTTAAGTAATCGCTGGCCGATAGCGTTCATCGTCTGTCCTTATTAACTTGATATTAAAAGAAATAGAAACACGGTCTTCGTCTAATTCATTAGCAGATACCCCGTGAGGTAACCATCCTGGAAACATTATTAATCTACTAGTGATGGGGTCATAGCTAATAGCAGATGCACTAATAGGTGTAAATTTTTCTATACTAGCAAAAGAAATAGTAGCAAAGTCCTGCATCATATTTTTGTAAAGTGTAATTTTACCTTGGCCTGGTTTTGCTTTTAGATAAAATGCTCCAGATACAAAAGATGCATCGTGCATATGAACCATATTAGAATTGAATTTGCAATTTACATTGAACCACAAATTTTCTATTACAGGAAAACACCATCTTTCATCAAATCCAAAATCTATAACACAATTACGAGCTTGAGTTAATATTTTATCTTCTAAAGGTTTTAATTCGGCATACGTTCCTGGACGGAAATCTTTACTTTGCCAGCCGCCGTCGTTACTGAGTTTTCTACCTACTGGCTCTTGTTCTTTTAATTCGTAGCATTTTGCCAACATAGCGTCTGTTGACATATTAGTGTCTTCCCACCACACAGGAGTAGGGAAATATAATTCAAAATTCATTTAAAAAAATCCTCCTAGACTTCTCATAGTTGGTGGAGTTTCGTAACTATATGCAAATGAGTGACTCCAACGAAAATCCACAGCCTCTGAAACAAACGGTACGTGACACACATTTGCTTTATATAGTGTCATTGTTCCAGCGGTACACGGTGATTCGCCTAAGAATTCAAATCCCCATTTTGCCATTTCTTCGTTGCTTAAATTTGACCAAGCTGGTAATCGTGTTGGCAATATTGCCATCTCTTCCCAGGCCTTTCTCATTGGGTGTGTGGGATCAATTTGAAAATCGTAAACTTCGTTTTTCATAGTTCCGTGGTATTTAAAGAGCTTGGTGCTGCTATCTGCGATCTTGTGATCAGTGAACCATAGATTAGATACTAGTCCGTGTACGTAGTCAATATGAGGTAGACGATAACAGCCGAGCGGTTTAGCACGTTCCTTGAAATATAAATTGCCCCACTCGTGTATCTGTGGATCAAAAACATCTGCAGATATATGTTTATGATTAAAGTCTCTTAATAAGAAACAAATATTTTTATGAACCCACTCTGGTAGGTGTATAGTATCAAAGGGATTTGGATCAAAGTTATCAGGATGATTATTATCTTTCTGAATCGGAAAAGATGCTACTAAATTTTTAAACAATTCAAAACCATCGTCATAGAACGGAGCTTCAGCGACCCAATATCCAACATCAGGAGCCAATTCAACATAGTCGTATTTCCAATCCTTAAGTGCCTTTACCTTAATTATTTTATCAAAGGTATTAGCATCTGGATAACAAAATTTGAAACTTCGGTCAATATTCATTTTATATTAAACGTCATTACAATGCGTTCCTCGTCTGTTCTACTAGGTTGTACTCTGTGCTTTAACCAGCCAGGAAAAATTAATACATCGTTGGTGTTAACTTCAATTTCTCTGTATAGTGCAAGTTCTGGAATTATAGGGTAAGAATTTTTATGATATTCGAGAGGATCTTTAAACTCAATATTTCCAGAGTTCGTAGGACACTTAAGATAACAGCTGGCAACAAAAGTTCCAAAATTGTGTGTATGCTCTTCAGTGTAGCCGCCTCGACGGTGACGATTACACCAAGATTGTGTTACTTCAGAATGCCCTATAACAAAATTGTTAGCTCTACGTATTTCTGCAATTTGTGCGCCCAACCAATTTTGAAACTTCGATAGTTCTTGCCAACCGTGGGGTTGAAAAGATTGATCTACACTTACTGTAGAAACAGCATCATCTTTTTCTAGCTCTGAATTTTTTTCTACAAGAGAAAACAGCTGATCTAGTTTTGGAGTTAATTCGATTAGATTAAAATCAAAATTGAATTTCCAGATCAGCGGTGGAAATAAATGGATTCCTCCATTACTCAGCTGCAACACCTAGTTGTGCCTCATCCCAAGTATCTAGAGCTAGTTTTAGTCCCATTAGGACTCCTTCCATCTTTAGATTGTCCTGTGAAATGTCTTGACGCTTGGAAAAATCAATCGATGTAATACCATATGGATTTAGTTTTACATTTGCGAATTCTTCTTCAAGACGCTTCAGTTCAGTCTCTGCTTTTGCTTTTTCTTCTGTTACTTTTGCCATAGTGGCAATTAGTGATTGTTTGTAGTCCATAGTATTATCCTCTCTTTTTATACTTATTAAGCACAGCTAATGTGCGTGTTAATCGTGATGCTAGGGTATCGTGTGATAAAATTACACAGTTTGAAGCATAATTAAATTCTTGTTCTTTCTGTATGTCTGTCTGGTTTGCTGTGTCTACAGTTACATTATAACTAGAAGTGCTTAATGCTTTACGAGATAGCGGAATATATTGACACAGCGGAGTACCTGCCCTAACTAACGTGCTGCCGTTTAGGTCTTTCCAAAATAGCTGTACATTCATTAGATGTGCATATCTTAAATCTAATATACCAGTGGCTGCGGTAAACCGTGATTCGTTGTTGTATGTTACTGGCAATTGTAGCAATAGTATATCGTCATCGGCTTCAACTCTCCACGGAGTTTCAATTTTAATTACGGTTTTTAAAGTAACATCATCATCTAAAAATATTTCTGTTTGCTCTTTAGTATGGCTAGAAATATAAGTGTCTTTGCCTTCTGCAAATTTTGTAAACCTATACGGTTCAACCCAATTAAATCCAATGCCGTCACCGGTAGTTGTAATTATAAAATCAGCAGGTGCTAACATAACCCACCCAGTTGATACTACCTTATTAATGCCTGGACAGTTTGCAGACGAAACTGCAACCTGCGATTCGTCTTCTGCAAACTTTCGTTTGATTGATGATGATTTTGTTATAGGGTATAGTTTTTCAACTCCGGTTTCTAAAGAATAGAATCTAATACTTGGCTGCTTTTCTTTTCGCATCCAACCAAAGAGTTTTTTACAAAGCGTAGTCATCTTTGCCTCCGTAGATTTCGTGTTTTAGAAATTCGTAGTGTGTAGGTAAATCGTTTACGTAGTTAATAACATACTCCCTATATTTTTCGTAGACACGTTTGGTGTATTCCAATTCATCCTCTTTCATCTTGCCGCCAATTAATACCATTTCTTTAGTGGATATTGGTTTAACTCCCATACCGGCAGCTATCATTAGTCCTGCAATAAATCCTGTTGGATACGTTTGACTTGCAGTTATGTTGCCAATCAAATTAGGATACTGAGATTGTTGCAGTACATAATCACTGATTAGATTTGGACAATACTCGTGTACGTTTGTGCAATAATTCCAATATGGTGTGTCATCGCGCATTGACAGTGCATAATGCTGTGAAATAAAATCTTTAAATTTTAAAACTTCTTGTTCGACAGCAAAATTAAATCCTTCTTTCTCAGTTCGAGTAACCCAACCACGCCTACGGTTTAGTATTTCAACTAGTTTAACAACATTTTCGTGTGTTGTCAATAGTCCAGTAGACTCTAATGGCTCAACAAACCCATAACTCAGGCCGACTCCAACAACATTCTTAACCCACGCTCGATGTCTACGACCGTGACGCATATCCACGTGAAATAATTCTGCACGTTCTGCACGTTCTTTGCTTCCTGTTGTAGTAAGATGTTCTCTAAATTCTTTAGCTGCTGCTTCTTTAGAAGTAAATTTAGACGAGTATACATATCCAGTACCGATACGATTCCATAGTGGAATGTTCCACACCCAGCCATTACCTAGTGCGTGACAATCTGTATAGTTGTGCATTTCTTTTTCACGATCTTCATAGGGTAATCTACAAGCCCAGGCACAGTCATTGAACAAATTGTCATCAAAAGACTTAAACGGTGAACCCATCCATTGTTCGAGTAACACTGATTTAAATCCAGTGCAGTCGATCCATAGATCAGATGTTAGTCGGGTTCCGTCTAGTAAAATAATTTCAGATATATTGCCAGCATTGTCCTTAGCGTATGCTGTAACTTCACCGTGTATATGTTTAACACCGTTTGGTATCGCAATCTTATCTTTAAGATACTGACCAAATAACTGTGCATCAACGTGGTATGCAGTATCCCACTTAAAACTAAAGTGTCTTAGTTTATCATTTAGATTTTTTGTCTGCTTGTTGTTATTAGCTAGGAATGTATTGGCTGTGGCAAAGAATTCTGCAAATGATTCTGGGCCAAACTCTTCAGGATATAGTGTCGCAAGCTCAGACCAAGAACTAAGGCCACCGGGTTTGTCAGACATATCCAGACCTAGGCTAAACGGATATTGAAAACTAGATCCGTCATTTTCTCTAAAGTTTGTAAATCTAATAGAATTTTTGTAAGTGGCATTACACTCGGCCATCCAATCATTATCTTCTAACCCTAACAATGTTAAAAACTTACTGATGTGGCCTAATGTGCTTTCACCTACTCCCACAGTCTTGATGTCAGGAGATTCAATTACGGTGACTTCAATATGTGGACATAGTTTTGCCAAAGCAGCAGCAGACATCCAACCTGAACTACCACCACCAACTATGGTTACTTTTTTAATCCACATATTTTACTGTTCTTTGTTCTCGAGATAAATGTCTGTGCCACCGTAAATTTCATCTCTCAAGAATTCATAATGGCTTGGCAGTGTGTTGACGTGTTCGATTACAAAATCTCGATATTCTTCAAATCTACGTTTAGTATAACCAACTTCTTCTTGCTTGCGGCTTATTTCTTGTCTAGAGCCGTTATAGAATATGGCTTCTTTAGTTGACACTGCTTTTACACCCATACCGGCAGCAATGAACATATTGCCTACATAGTCGCTAGGATAGCCTAATCCCGCACCGATGTTGCCTAACAGATTAGGATACTGTGCTTGTTGTAGCATATAGTCTCCCATCATTTCTGGCTGATATTCGTTGATCTGAGTACACCAGCGCCAGTAGGGAGTGTCTGTTCTTTGTGAAAGGGCATAGTGTTGTGATACGAAATCTCTAAAACGATATACATCGTGTTGTACTGCAAAATTAAATCCTTCTCTTTCACTGCGGGTGATGTATCCACCACGTCGATTTAGTGCTTCAACTAGTTTAACAATATTTTCGTGTGTAGTCAGTAGCCCAGTTGACTCTAGAGGTTCAACGAATCCGTAGCTTAGACCAACACCAACAACGTTAAACGACCAAGCACGTCTGCGAACACCGTGACGTATTTGAATATTAAACATATCAGCATCTTCGGCACGTTCTTTACTACCAGTAGTTGCTAAGTGATTACGAAATTCACGTTTAGCTTCTTCGTCTGTGGTAAAACGTGATGAGTAACAGTAGCCAGTGCCAATACGATTCCATAGTGGAATATTCCAAACCCAGCCATTGCCTAGTGCGTGGCAGTCGGTGATATTGTGCATTTCCTTTTCACGATCTTCATAAGGAATACGACAGGCCCAGGCACGATCGTTGGCAAGATAGTTGCTGAACGGCATAAACTGTTGTCCCATCCAGTGTTCTAACAGCACTGATCTAAAACCTGTACAATCAATCCACAGGTCGGCTTTTAAAATAGTTGTGAAATCATCTAACAAGATTTCTGTAATATTACCAATATGATCTTTTCTATGCGAGTGTACTTCGGCTAGTATGTGTTTTACACCGTTTGGTATTGCGATTGTATCTTTAAGATATTTCCCAAATAGCCCGGCATCCATATGATAGGCAGTATCCCATTTGAAATCATAATTTCTTAATAGACCGTTTTTGTTTCTTGATTGCTTATTGTATTTTGCAAGGAATGTATTTCCGGTAGCATACATCTGTGCAAATTGTTCTGGACCGTATTCGTCTGGGAACATAGTAGCCAGTTCTGACCAAGCCATTGTTCCGCTTGGTTTGTCGGTCATATCTAATCCAGACGAAAACGGATATTCAAAATATGTGCCGTCATTCTCTCTAAAATTTGTAAAGCGAATAGAGTTTTTGTAAGTGGCATTACAAGCGGCCATCCAATCTTCGTCTTTTAATCCTAGCATATTTAGGAATTTATTGATATGTCCAAGTGTGCTTTCGCCTACTCCAACAGTTCCAATTTTTGGTGATTCAACTAGTGTAATTTCGAGATGCGGGCATAATTTTGACAGTGCTGCCGCAGTCATCCATCCCGAACTGCCGCCACCAATGATTGTAACTTTTTTAACTTGCATAGGATATCCTTTGATAATAGTGCCAGTTTATTTATACCGTGAAAGTTTGAGACAAAAAAAAGACGTTATAAAAACGTCTTTTTTCAATCTAAATTAAATTAGAATACTGGGAACGGATTGTCATCTGGGCCATACCAACTGACCTGTTTGTCTAGATCGGTTTCGTTGTAAATTCCGTATTCGCTGGCTAAACCAAGTTTGGCGCCGCCTTCGCTGTATAAGAATCCGTCTGCGTGATTGACTCTTGCATTCGTAGGAATTGCCAAGAACTCGCCTTGGAATCCTTTCCAACCTGGATAGCGTTTCCAAGATTGCATTTCTGGTGTAGATGGGACTGATGGTTTAGATGGATGTGGCTCTTCTACTAGAGAACGAGCCATTTTTTCTTCCATAGTTTCAAACTGATATGGATCAGCTGCTGGTTTTGGAATCATTGCTTTAACTAGGAGTTGATGTTGATACCAATCGCTCGATGTATCTAATACACCGTTTTCTTTGATTGCATCAAAAATCATACCTAACTGCGCACCTTCTGTGCCATAGGCTACTTTACGAGCAACTTCGTGATTGGTATATGGGCCATCACGTTCAACCCAAACCATAATCTGCTGTTGTGGGCTCCACTCTAATGTCCAGTCCATTTGAATATTATCTGGAGCATCGACCCAGGCTATTGTGGCATCTGGACCTTCATAGATTGGACCTTCTTCGCCCGGATCTACGATTTTTCCAACATACCCTTGATATGATACTAGTGCTTTTTTCATAATGTTATTTATACTCCAAATTATCTATATTCTTCTACTACAACAATTCCTGGTCTTCCATCTGATCCTCTATGACCGTGGAAATAACCGCCTGTACCACCAGAACCCGGTGCTGCGTGTCCTTGGTGATTATGTGTAAAGTTGCCGCCTTGTGGATGCCCGCTTGGTGCTGGTCCTCCGAAATGACTGGTGCCACCTGGGCCAAATGAGTGATGGTGTGAACCACCGCCACCTTGGTGAATGTTTAAGTCTCCACCTGATCCAGATCCACTAACACCACCACTGTGATTATTCTGTCGACAAGCGCCGTGACCACCACCTGCTGAGCAGTAGGGTCCAAATCCTGCGTAATCGCCATTGCCACCTGCATTATTGTAGTAAGTACCACCACCACCACCACCGACATAAACGGATACTGAAGCAATACCGTTTTGTGCTACTTCTAGAACACGTTCTGAATAACCGCCAGCTGCACCTGATTCGCCGTGACCGCCACCGCCGCCGCCTGCTGCTTGGCATTTAATACGGATATAACGAACACCTGCTGGTCTAGACCAAGTTCCACTTGATGTGAATACTGAAATATTATAGGGACCAACGTTGGCCCATTCATAGCCGTTAGCCGATCCGTTAGTTCTTAACACTGTGGTGTTGCCACCTACTGAGCTTAGTGCTGTACCGCCTCTGTTAACAGGCATCTGTCCAGTTGTTGCGCCGCCTCCTAGGTCAACTGCGCTTGGTGCTAGTGTTCCAGCGGTAACATTACCGTCTGCAATGTTTGACGTTGCAATAGTTCTGCTGGCAAAGTTTGCAGTCTGCAATGTACCATCGATGATGGCTGCACTGTTAATATTTTTAAGTGTTTGATAGTCAAACGGCATATTCTTTCCCTATCTTAATAAAATTCTGTGATAACAACTAATCCAGGACGACCATCTGATCCCCTGTGTCCACTAAAATAACCGCTAGTTCCGCCAGTACCTGGCGCTGCGTGACTCTGATGGATATGACTAAAGTGTCCGCCTTGTGGATGACCGCTTGGTGCTGGTCCGCCCCAGAAGCTTGATCCGCCCATACCAGATGAACGTTGTTCGTGACCGCCACCCGATCCAGTGTGAATATTAAAATCACCACCTGAACCGTTTCCGCTTAGGCCACCGTTGTGGTTGTTATGTCTGTTATTTCCGTGGCCGCCGCCTGCTGAGCAGTAGGGTCCAAATCCTGCGTAATCGCCATTGCCACCTGCATTATTGTAGTAAGTACCACCACCACCACCACCAACATATACCGATACCGAACCTACACCAATCATACTGACAATTTTTTCACAGTAGCCGCCAGCTGCGCCGGATTCACCGTGGCCGCCTGCGCCGCCGCCTGCGCCTTGAACCTGTACCCAAACATAGCGGACACCGCCAGCTGGGTTATATGTTCCAGAACCTGTAAACACAACCATACGATAGATACCGTGGCTTGCCCAGGTTAATCCGTTAGTGCTGCTGTTTGTAGCCAACACTTGATATGCGCCACCTACACCGCTTTGTCCTGTACCACCTTTAGTGTATGGGGTAACACCAGTAGTAATACTTGAACTAAGATTGATTGAAGAAGCACCTAATTCATTACCAGTTAATGTACCTGTAGAAAACAATCCAGTGGTAATTTGGCTTGCTCCGACGTCTGATCCAGTAACTGTACCGGATAAAAAGGCATCATTTCTTAAATTTTTAAGTGTGCTGTAATCAAATGGCATTTATATTCTCTCTTAATAATACATTGTAACTAAAACTAATCCAGGACGACCATCTGATCCTCTATGACCGTGATAGTGTGCGCCTGCTCCGCCTGTTCCTGGTGCCGAGTGACCTTGATGAACGTGTGCAAAGTGTCCGCCCTGTGGGTGGCTACTTGGCGCACCGCCACCGAAATATGTATCAGCACAGCTTTGTGCTGAAAAAGCGTGGTGACTTAGGCCACCGCCTTGGTGAATATTTAAGTTGCCGCCAGATCCCGATCCGCTGACGCCGCCGCTGTGTTGATTCTGACGATTAGCACCGTGTCCGTAGCCTGCTGAAATGTATGGTCCAAATGAAGCATAGTCACCATTGCCGCCTGCACCAGAGTAGTATGTACCACCGCCACCACCACCGACATAAACGGATACTGATGAAATACCTGTAACATCTAAGAAACGTTCTGCATAGCCGCCAGCTCCACCACCTTCCCCGTGTCCTGAACCACCACCAGCTCCACCTTGTACTTGTACACGAATGTATCGTACGTTACTTGGTCTGTTCCAAGTGGTTGAACCTGTAAACACCTGAATACCGTAGATGCCGTGTGGTGAAAAGTAATGATTTGAACCGTCACTAAAAATTGCGTTATAAGCAGATCCCAAGTCAGTACGACCACGTCCGCCTTTACTAACCGGCAAGGTTCCTGTTACTACACTTGACGTATTGTCAACAGCGTTGCTGGCATATTTTGCTGAGGAAATATTTCCACTTCCAACTAGACCGGCTGTGATCTGATTGTTACCAATATCAGCAGTGGAAACTTGCCCGTCGATAATTGCGTCAGTTCGTATATTTTTAAGTGTTTGATAATCAAACGGCATAATATTCCTCTATTAGATACCTTGTGCAACCAGCCAACCTGGGTTTTGAGCACCAGAGAAAACTAGTTGGAATGCTGCACCGTTAGTAGATACAGTCATTGTGTTATTTTGGCGCATAATGTAGTTACCATTATTATTTACAGTTAAGTTATTACTGGCTAAGGTACCGCCGTAGTCAATAAAATGTACCGCGTCGCCTCTTGCCGGACTTGCTGGTAAGTTAACCGTAAAGCCGCCGCTGGCTGTATTAATCATCAGTCGATCGCCAGCAACTGCTGTATAACCGCCTGCAATAACCTGCCAGGTTTTACCATAGTTAGTTTGTAAATAACCTAATGGAATAATATCGTACTGTGCAGAAACACTGTGCGATGAACTAACTGCGTTAGTTGCACCGTTCATTGTGACTGTACTGCTGAATGTACCTGTTGTAGCAACTAGTACACCGCCTTCGATGTTTGCCAAAACATAGTTTGTACCATCAGCTGTGATAGTCATTGTACTTTGACTAGGCACTGATTGGTTAGCAGTACCGCTTGAAGCAGGACCAGTAAACAGTCCGCTTGGAGTGCTTAGTGTAATACTACCTGCGGTAGCATTGTAGTACGTCTGAGTATAGCCAACATATAATACAGGACTAGGTACCGTGATTGTAACACCAGCTGCTCCTGTGATTGTGGTCGTCAACCCTTGTGTAGCCGCAGTTAGTGTTTGCGAACCAGTCACTGACGTAGTTTGAAAAACTGTATTATAACGTGCCATATTATTTCTCGCTCATTAAGTTGTTGATGTTTCGATACCGTAAACGTTAACGTTAACACCAGTATTACTGTTGTATACCACTACGTTTAGACCTGCATTTACTACTAGTCCAGTGCGCTCAAACACGCCCTTGCCCACAATAACAGTATCATATTCGATAAATTCTTGTGTAGTCGGTGATGTTGTTGTCGCAATCGCTAGACGAATTGTAACCGAAGTTGTATTGGTATTCGTAAACGATACGTTTAACACTGTGTAATAGCCAGTAGGAACAGTATACACCGGTGTGTTGGTGGTTGCTGCAATCGCTACTGGTGTATATAATCTTCCTGTTGCCATTTTTTATATCTCCATTTTTATCTTTGTAAGAAGAACCCAAGTGCAACGGGAGCCCCGTCAACGCCACCTGTGAAATTCATTTTGGATGTTACATTAATCTGTACACCCGTTGTAGTACTTATCGTATTATTCGCCAAGTAAACTACGCCCGCTGTCAATGTATTTACGTTCAATGAGCTTGCTCCACCACCAATTTGCGCAGTGATGTAGGCTTTAATAGCTCTTTGTGTAGGTACAATGCTGTCTGAGTTTGCTGTAAAGTATGGGTCTGTTGAAAACTGTGTAATAACAGCTGATCCAACACCAATACTTACTGCACCAAGTTGCAAGGATTGTAGTCCTGATAAGTTAAACGCTGACGCATTTAATGTAGCAGTACCAGTCGCCTGTTGAACTCCGAACAAGTTACCAACGTTAAAGTTACCGTCTTGGTCAGTACTTGTAAAGAACACTCGTCCGCCACCTGAGAAGTTTGCCTGATTTGCAGTAACAGCCAGTGTGGTATCCACATATGGATAGTTTGTTCTGGTCTTATTACCTGTACCAATGTACAAGAAGTCGTGTCCAGTTAAACGAACCTGTGAGTATTTCAATCTTGTGGTAATCAATGTACCTTGTGCAGGTGCGTTGTATACGCTTAGACTTGGATTAATTTGGAACTGTGCTGTGTAGTTTCCAGGTGTTCCTAAGATATTAGTTACTGCAACCAGTTTGAACCAAGTACTTGGAATGTTAGCAAATTCTACGTTAGCACCAGGTTTTGGTATATCGTATAATCCGCCAACGTTAACGAATGTGCTTGGTTGATACAGATCACTGTAACCGTCACCTAATGTTGTGGCAGTCGCTGTGGTATTATTAGTACCTCTATTTGGGAAACCTGGGTTTGCCAATGCGCCATCACCCATACGTTGACGGAATGCTGCTACCTTAACTTTGTTTGGATCAAACTGTGTTAGGATCGGAGCAGTACGGTATGTACCAGTCAATGTCTGTGTAGACAATGTTACTGGTGTTGCTGGTGTTGCTAGAGAACCAACTTTAAACTGTGTTGATGTAATTGTTGAACCAATTACATAGTAAGTTACATTCTCAGCTAAGCCTGCTGCTGCACAGCCAACGAATTCTACTGGTTGACCGTCATACATTAATTCTGTATTGTCAACTGTAATCAAGTTGGTAGTTACTGTAGTTGCTGACACAGCACCTTTTGCATATCCCGAACCTGGTTCAATCATACGTACTTCAGCCACTGCTGCTGAAGTTACTTTTGCACGACTCAATGCCTGTGCACCAGTACGCAGTGTGTTTGCCAATGTGCCTGAGGTTCTCGAAGTCACTACCCATAATGGGTTCTTATTAGTGTTACCAAATGCAATACCTGCCCAGTTACTGGTTGCAGAAACTGTCTTGGATACCCAAGTTATACCATCATAGCTAAATGCTACTGCGTTATAGTTATCTGCTGTTGCGATAAACACACCTTGACCATAACGTATTCTATTCCATAGTTGGCTGCTTGGTAGGCCAGCGCCGGCTGTTAACCAGTTTTGACCGTTGTCAATGCTGTAGGCAATGTTTCTTGAAGCTGTGCCACCACCGCTGATTGCAACAAATCTGCCTTCGCCGTAGCACATATCAACCCAGTTAGTCACTGAGCCTGGCAATGTACCTTGTGCTGTCCAGCTCACGCCGTTTGTACTTGTATTAGAAGCACCGTTGCTTGAAATTGCAACAAAAGTACTAGCTCCATAAGCTACTGCTACCCAAGTACCTGAAGTTGTTCCGATCGCTCTTGAAACAAATCCTGTTACAGCACCGTCTGTTGATGTTGCAGCATAGTTTGTACCACCAACTACTACAACTGTACCTGCGCCATACGCAATGCCAGCAACTGAAGTTGAACCTAAGCTGCCACCACCTGACCAAGTGCCACCAATATTACTTGGTGCTACATAGGCAGTGTTGGTAGTTGATCTAGATATTGCTAAGAATCTTGATGATGAATCAGTAAATGATACTGCTGGTATTGCGGTATATCCTAAACCTGTATTAGTTACAGTTACTCCTGATACTCCGTAGTTAGTAAGCACTGCTGAACCAACTGCGGTTGTACCAATGTATAACAATACTGCTGTACCGTTTGATGCACTACCGCTAGTATGTGTTGGACCAGTTAGAGTAAATGTACCTGTAGTTGTTACTTTGTACCAGTTTTTAATTCCACTATTATTATAATAGATAATTGTGTTCAATGAACCACTTGCACCACTAGATGCCCAAGCTGAGCCTGAGAATGGATCTGCAATATTAACAGTTACTGAACCGTAATAATTTTTACCCCATTGCGATGTAGGTATTGCAGTTACACGATCGATGGCTGCGGATACTGTCGGAGTTGCTGTATACCCAGATCCTGGAATTACCATTGTTACGCTAACAATAGCGCCGTTCAATACTACGGCTGTAGCAACTGCACCTGATCCAGCTGCTGCTGTAAACACAATAGTCGGAGCAGTTGTGTAACCAGTACCGCCGTTAACAACGGTTACGCTGGCCACTTGATCTGCTCCTGCAACTGCACTGCCAGCAACACCTAATACTGCGGTTAGCACAGCGCCAGATCCGCCAAATCCACCAACGGTTGCTGTTGCTATTGCACCTTCACCGCCCATATAGATTACATCTCTCCAGTTTTGTGGAGCTGGTAGTGCTGCGGCAACCTGTGTCCAAGATTTACCATCTGCGGAGTAGGCAATAGCTGTGCTACCAGTTCCAACTGCAACATAGTTTCCTGCACCATAAGCGGCTGCTGCCCAGTTACCTGTAAATGTTATACTTGAAGCAACTGCACCACTGTTGTTTACACTTAGTGTAATTGTGTATGGACCTGCGCCTGCAATATTAGTTACATAAGCACCAGTTCCGATATTTGTTCCTGATACTGCCTGTCCAATTGCAATGTTGCTGGATGCTGCTACAGAAATAGTGTTTTGTCCACTAGTACCTGTGGCTGCAACTGATACAGAAGCTGCAATAGTTGGCATTGTTCGTGCTGTATTTGCATATCCTGGAGCTGTATGACTTATGCGTGGCTCAATAACATAAGTTGTTGTCAAGTCGAGTGCTGCTGGAATTGTAGTTCCTGGAACAGCGTGATCCCAACCTGCGCAGTATAATGTTACTGATTGACTAGTTGTTGTTGTAATTTGACTTGTAAATGCTGTACCGCCACTTGAGTCAGTTGCTGAGAATGTTGTACCGCTAAGAATTGCTTTAACAAAATACAGTGTATCAACAGTTAGCCCGCCAACAGTGGTAGCAACATAGAATGGCATATTAACATAAAGAGTTTCTGTATTTGCCACTGTTACACTTGATGGTGTACCGTTTGTTGTCGCTGTGATTGTCAACGGAGTAAACGAATCTTTCCAAATTCTAGCAACTTTGCTACCGTTTTGATATGTTAATACGTTACCGTATTGTCCAACGCCAGTACCAGCTGTAATTTGAATACGCATTCCAGCATAAGCATTGGTTAAACTTGTATCTGTAGCAGCGATTGTGATAGAATTTCTATCACCTGACTGAGCAGCGTTAGCAAAAGATGCGTAACTTGATCCGCCATAGCCGTTACCGTCATTTAAATCAACAACTCGTGTTTCAAACAATGCACCATCACGGAATTCATCTGCTACCGCTGTAGCATTGTAACCAGATCCACTGATCGAGTGTGTTGTATTTGTATAATTTGATCCAGCATTGCCAAATTCAAAACGTAGGATTTTATTTGTAAAATCAGTTACAGTATTTGTGATCTGAGCTTGGAAGTAACGGTTGTTTATTGTGCCGTATAATGGTGTTTCGTAGGTATCAACACCTTCAGCAATAACACCATATGTACCATATGATGAGTTACCGTTTGTAGCACGGATACGTCCACCAAATTCTGCTAGGTAACCTGCATAGCCATAGTAGTTGAACACTGAAACTAATTCAGTTAATGAACCAGAACCGTATAACCATACACCAATACCATCACTGATAATTGTGGTAAAGTCGTTCTTAACCATTGACTTGTTGCCGCCACCGTGTAAACTGGCATCAATCTTAGCGCCAGAACAACCTGTACCAAACATTGTAACGTTTTGTGAATAGTGTGAACGAGTGTTTACCCATACGTTAGTATCGTTTGGACCAAATCCTGGATCGAGAGCAACGAACGCTCCAGCTGTTGGACGACGTGTACCATAGTTATTTGTGTTTGTTAGTACACCATTTAGACCGCTTAGTGTACAGTTACGTAGACCTGTTGCATTTCTTACACGGAACATATCTTGTAGTGCTGAACCTGCAACAGAGTTATTATATAACATACCTGCATTTAGAGTTCTGTATGTGCCTGTATACTGTAGGTCATACGTCAATGCCTTAACATATTCAGCAGTATCGCGTTTGCACTTTGCATCACTAAAATAATATGTTGATGTAGCAACTCCGGATGCTGTTGTTAATGTCTGTGTATTACCTGTTGAAGCATTTGTAATTGTAAATGTTGTAGTTGACGGAGTTGTTGCTACAAAATACACAGTATTTGCTAGAAGTCCGCCAAATAGTCCACCAACTGTCACGGTCATTGAACCAGTACCGTTGGTTGGAACATCTCTAACTGTTCCGCCCGATGTATCGCTGATTGTAAAGTGTGTGCCATCAACAATAGTCTTGACATAGTAAACGGTTGAAGGAGTAATGTTACCAAACGCTGTACCAGCGAACGACACAGGCATATTGACCACAAATCCTGCTGTTGAGCCTACTGTAAATTGTTCGTTACTTGCAGTTGCCGCAGTGGCAATAGTTGTAATTGTTGCTGCAGAGAACTGTACTGGATCGCCGACTATTAATTTATGTGCCGATGATGTTGTAATAATATTAGTGCTGCCAGTTGTATTTGTAACTGGTGCGCTGTATGTGTATGTGGTATAAGCACTTAGTTCAGCAGCAATAAAATTACTGTTTGCACGTAGTATTTCAGAACCACGGATCATTGTTAGTGTATTTTCATAGGTAACAGTGCCGTGAACTTCTGGAGTATATTCAGTCGAAGCAGCATCACCAACACCTTTTGTAAGGATGTTAACAATAATATCCATTAAACGATTAGCTCTTGCCTGTGCGGTAGTGCTTCCGTACAGTGTTGAACTGATCTGTGTTTTTAGATAGTTCATTGCATCAATCGTTGCCTGTTTCTGCGAAGCTAGAACCACAGCTGATTGAGACTGATAATAGCTCATACCAGCTTTAAGAGATCGATAGTTGCTGTTGAGGCAGAAATCTAAGCAAATCGCATCAACAATGTAGCCAACGTCACGTGAGCAGGTTGCTTGATCATAAGTTAACAATGGATAGTTAGTTGTGATAAAGCTGATAACTGCTGTGCGTAGAGTCGTTCTTGCTGCGGATAATGTTACATACTGTGCAGTTAGATCTGTACTTACACCACCTAAGTTTGCCATAATGATCTTTTCAAAGACCAATGTCAAACCACTACCGTTGGTAAGTGTAGCTATTGCTGCACCTAGATAACTTGTGCTTAGTGTGAATGTGTTAGTTGTAAAGCTCTGTACATAATATAATACACCAGCAGTTAATCCGTTAGCTGATGCCTGTGGAATAATAATATCACCAACTGCTAGAGCGTGACTGTTTGATGTTAGTGTATTCGCTGTGGCAATAGTTGTCACAGTCAGTGTCTGTACACCGCTAGTTGTACCGTTATTAATGATATTAGTGATAATTGTCATTAATGCGCCAATTTGAGTGGCAGCACCAGCTGATCCAACTGTCTGTGTACCTTTGTTTCTAACCTGAGTCACAGAACCTTGTAATGGTCCGGACACCGCAGTATTCTGTGATGCTGTTTGCGCGATTGTGCTTAGGTATCCATAAGCAGCCAATCTTGCTGCTTTTTCACCTGCAGCAATTTGTAGAGCATTTGTCAGTGCTGAATAGTATGTTTTACCTACTTGAACTGATGCAAATGTTCCACCGTAGGTCATATCATAGCGTAGTGCATCAACAATGTAACCAACATCACGTTTAACTGCTGCTGAGTCAATTGTTACACCTGCATAGTTAGCAGCAAGATAGGCAATAACTTCAGCTTTAAAGAATTCTTTGTTTGCTGTTAATGAATTTTTAGCTGCGGCGTAAGCACTCGTTGTTGTAGATTGATCAGGTGCTTGGATGTAAGGAACAGCGCCACCGTAGATATAACCAATCAAATCGTCAATGTTTGATGTTACCTGTGCAGCTGAGCCAGCTGCTGCGATTGTTTTAACTTTATCGCGTAGGAATGTAAGAACACCTTGCTGTGCTGCAAACTGATTGGCTACTACAACGGCTGCTGACGAAGTACCACGATAATAACTCATTCCGCATACGATAGCAGCATAGTTACTACCGGTCATAATATCACGTCCGATCGCGTCCACCATTAGACCAATATCTCGTTGGCAGGTAGCTTCAACAAAGTTCAAACTTTGGAAGAATTTCTTAACCCATAGAGATGAGTCAGAAGCAATTTCGCTTCTTCTTGCCTGTAATGCTGTGTTGGCTGCAACTACTGCGGATGCTACCCAGCTGGTTGCAATTTCTTTTGTAGCACTAGCTGTACCGTTAGTAATCCAATCAACAATAGTTTGGATGCGATCAGCTGCAAAATTACTTGCTGCTGTTGAACCGGCTGTACCTGTTGTTACAGGATCTGTTGCATTACCAGAAGCTTTGACTGCATTTTTTAGAACAACTGCTGCAACCTGTGTTTTTAAGTAAGCATAAGCTGCGATTGTGGCATCTTTCTCGTAGCCTGCAATAGTTAATTGATAGTATGAAAAATATGAACTACCGGCAACTAATGCCTGTGTATTACCACCATAGGTAATATCATAAACCAGAGCATCTATAATATAACCAACGTCACGTTGACATTTAGCCTGGCCAGTTGCTCCAAGAGCAGTCCATACTGATGAATAGTTGTTAATCAAATACTGGCTTACATCTGCTTTTAAGAAAGCAATGTTTTGAATAATCTGTGCTCGGCCAAGATCGTATCCTGTTGTTGCCCCAGTTAGGTTACCTGTAGTAGAATATGCTGTATCAGTTAATGATGATCCGTACCCTGTTGGATCTGGAATTTCAAAAGTTGGTAGACTTGAAATTCCGTTTGAGAATACATCATAAATTGTCTGTGCAGATTTAACTGCTCTAGTCACTGCTAGAGTGCTACCAGCACTACCTGCTGGCAATGAAGTTACCTGAGCTACGGCATTGCCGGTAGTTGGTGTAACTGTACCATTGCTCATCAATGTTGGCACTATTGCCTGCAATCTGCGTAGTGCGTTTACTGAGCGAGCTTTATCGTTGACCAAATATTTGTTTGCACTAGCTGGTTGAATAACTGTTGTACGTAGTTCGTCTCCAACTACTGCACAGTAACTTGGAAGACTAATTGGCAACACTTCATCGAATGTTCCTGTTGTTACACGGATAGTAGTTGTTGGTTGAATAGCTGTTGGAATACCTGTAGTATTGCCAGCTAGTAGACCTGTTCGAATAATTGTGATTAGGTCTTGCGCTGTTTGCGAAGTACCTGTTTCAGCAACTAGTGTTACATCAGTACGTTGAGCTGCTGGTGTTGCAACGCTCATCAATGTTTGATAGCTTGTTGCTGGTGCTGTCTGAGTGAGAACATTGTCAACCAATGTTTTCATATAGGCTAATGCTGAAGTAAATGCTGTGATATCATATGAATATACACCACTAACATAGGCAGTGCCCGCAGTAGTATAATATGCTAATGCGTTAGCTACAGTTTTAGAAGTACCACTATGACTAATGTCAAAAGCAATACCGTCTACAGTATAACCCGCATCTCGCTGTGTCTTTGCAGGATAATATACATAGGCTGCTGTTGCTGTACCTGTGCCTGCGGCTGTTACTGCTGAGCCTGCTACACCGTTTGTCTGCGTAGCACTGACTGTAAAGCTGGTGTTAGCAACAATAGTTTTTACATAATATGTAGTTGTTGCAGTAATTGCACTACCGGCAAGTGTTAGACTTCCGGTTAACGGAGTAATAGTTACTGGCATATTTGCATACAGACCAGCAGTTGAAGCTGTGGTAAATGCACCTGCGCTTGTACCTGTTACACTTGCTTGGAATGTGTAGGCAACATAACTGTCAATTTCTTTAATTAAAAATTGTTTATTAGTGTCGAGTAATTGTTTTGCTTGACGATTTAGATAGCCTTCTTCAACTTTGTTTGCTGCATATCTTACAGATCTCCAAGGTTTATCAATTGTTGTACCTTGACCGTTATCAAGTGTGTCAACGCCCGATGGTGCTACCCAAACTAAATTGTTAATTTGACCGTAGTATGCCCAGGCCGGATAACCAGCTGAACTAACACGTAAAACTTGGCCGTCACTACCAACTGGCAATCTTGTTGCACCGTTGGCACCATAGTAGAATGTATCGCCTTTTGTAGTTAAAACTGCAACGTCTGTACCGTTAGCTAATAGATTCCAATAGGTCGCTGTTGTATCGTTATCTGGACGGCTTGGCGATCCTGCTACGTGTGCGCTTACACAGATGTATGAACTTGCAGCCCAATAAACAACGTCACCTAATACATAGGTAACTCCTGTGCTCCAGGTAGTAGATGAACCGCTTGCTGTAACAGCAGTAACACCACCAGTGGTTACACCACTAACTGTTAATGTCACATCGTTAACTGGACTAAGGCCGCCTACGGAAGTACCAAGAATTTTTAAAGTATCATTGATAGCATATCCGCTACCAGGAGTTGTTGCTGTTGCTGTGTAAACAGTACCTTGACGAACTACTGTGAATACAGCTGAAGTTCCACTGCTTACAATATTAGTAGCAGATAGACCAGTATATGTAGCTGTTGCTGAATTCCAACGTAGACCTTGATTTAATCTTGCCCAGTAGGATACATTTGGTGGAGAATTTCCAACGTTGTCTGCTGTACATACATAGGTATATCCGCCAAGTCTTACAACTTGACCAACTTTATATGATGTGCCAACTAACCAATCTCCTTGGAAATTAAATCCAGTTGTATATACAGACCAGTAACTGGTAGCTGTACTTGGGATTTGATTAATGTGATTCTGTGAAGCAACATATGAGTAACCACCATAGGTTACTACATCACCAATTTGATATGTTGTAGACTGTGTCCAAGAGTCTTCAAATTGAAGACCGTTTACAAATACTTGAAATTTAGCAACATCAAATGTTGCACTAGATGTATGTTGAGTTGTACAGATCCAAAGATCTGAACCATACTTGACAACATCGTTTAATTTATAACGAACTGAACTAGCACTCCAGGCTCCTAGATAGGTAACACCTGAATTAAATGAATCCCATTTTGCTTGATCTTGTTCGAGTCCAAGAGTAGTATTAGCAGCAGAGATATGTGCAGTTTTACAAACGTAGGTAATACCGCCGTAGCTAACAAAATCGTTTATGCGATATTTTGTATTGATTGCCCAAGCGCCTGACCAATAGAATGATGTGGCAAAGGCATCCCACTTTGCTTGATCTTGTTCTAATCCTAGGTAGGTTGGACTAACATTAGTAGCAGAAGTGTGCGGTGTGTTACATTGGTAAACGATTCCGCCGTATTTTGCAAGGTCGCCTTTGTTATAGTATGTAGACGCAGCCCAGTCAGCTCTCCAGCTTAAGCCGTCAGCCATTATATTCCACTTTGGTGGATTAGCTGAAAGGTCTGTGTTAAACAATGCGGCTGAGCTATGGCTCAATACGCAGATGTATGTTTTTCCGCCTACGGTTACAACGTCATCAACGACATACGATGTACCAGTGGTCCAACCACTTTTGTAAACGAACTTGATCCTACCTAGTTTAAATTCTGCCATTTTATTTCATTCCTCGATTTTATTTATCTTAAATTTAAAGTCCGTGCTTTTAAGCATTTCCTCTACTCGCTCCCGCAGCCAGGAATCGGAACAATGCTTCTCCGTCGCCGCAGAACTGCCCATATCCGCCATTCTTACCAAATAATACAACCCTATCCACTTTGACATTGGAACCTAATGTTCCTTCTGGGATTGTTGAAGCGATCTTATCTGGGCCGCCAACTAGTACAGTACCGGCAATTAATTGTCCAGTAAATGTATTTGAACCACCTTGGCTTAAACGACTGGTTAGGTATGCTTTGATTGCTTTCTGCGTAGGAACAATGTTATTTGAGTTGGCTACGAAAGTTTGATCTTTACTAAACTGTTGAACAACAACACTTGATCCACCTACTGCAATACCGCCCAAGCTCAATGTTTCTAGTCCACTCAATCCAAATTGTGAAGCACTTAATGTAACAATACCTGTTGCCTGCTCAACTCCGAATAGTGTACCAATTTTAAAGTTACCGTCTTGGTCAGTACTCTGATAGAACACACGACCATAATTACTTTCAATCGCTTGATTCTCTGGTTGATCTGTTAGTGTGTCAACTTTTGGATAGTTTGTTGTAAACACATCACCAGTACCAATATCTAAGAAGTCGTGTCCAGTTAGGCGTGCCTGGCTGTACTGTTGTCTAATTAAAATAGCTGTTCCATTTTCCGGACTTACTGCTACTGTTAATTCCGGCGATATCTGTAAATTCGCTTCAATGTTCGGCGCTGTTGTACCAAACTGAACTGTGGCATTAGTAACTTTGTAAATCTTATCAATGCCGGCGATACTCAAGTTATCACCCGGTCTAGGTAGTTTGCTTAGATTGTTAACTATCAAAGTTAGACCTGTTTGGAAAGAGTCCGAATAACCGTTACCTGATATCGTAATAGATGTGTTAGTACTTGTATAACCCGAACCTTTGTTGACAAACGTTGGATTACCTAGCACACCGTTACCAATTCTAGGTTGTACTGTTGCTTCTAATGTTGTGTTAGGATCAGTAAATGTCACTGTCGGTGCTGTGATATATCCCGAACCAGGCTCAAACGAATTAATTGATGTAATAATATTGCTGTTTACAATTGGTCTTACCTTAGTTCTAACACCAGCACTAATTCTTGAAGCTGCTGATACTGATCCTGCTGTTACAAAGTAACCAGTGTATGTTGTTGATGCGAGGCCATATGCCACCCCGCCGTATGAGTCTGGACTTACGGTTCTAGTAGTCCACTGTAATCCATCTTCTGAAGTATATGCGGTTGCACTGCTGGCAGTAATGGCCAAGAATACTCCTTGACCGTATTCAACAAATCCTGCAGTAATTGGCAAGTATGATTGATACCAAGTAATTCCATCAACACTATATGCTGTCTTAGAACTAGATGATGAAACTGCAACAAACTTATTGTTGCCGTATGCAACTGAAGTCCAGTTAGTATTTGACGGCAATGTTCTTGTAGTCCAGTTAACACCATCGGTTGATGATGCCGCTGTCGCACTCGATGTTGCTACTGCAACAAATATTCCTTTTCCGTAGGCTAACCCAGTCCATATCGCTGTTGGTAGTCCTGAACCTGTTTGCCAAGTTTGTCCGGCATTAGTCGAGTATGCTGCTGTTCCGTTTGATGCAGAAATTGCAACAAATTTACCTTTACCATATTTTACTTTTGCCCAAGTATCAGCTGTTGGAAGGCTGTAGGCTCTCCAACCTGCACCGTTTGAGAAACTAGTTGCTGATGGAGAATTGCCCAACCCACCTGCTGAAATAGCTACCCAAGCACCGTCACCATAGGCAATGTCAGTCCACTGACCCGATGCTGGTAATGTGGTAGATGTCCAACTGTTACCGGTAGATGATTTAGTACCAATTTGTCCGTTATTTGGCAGTGCGATCCAAGTATTGTCACCGTAGGCAATACAATTCCAATAGTTAGGTGCTGATAGTACTGTTGTATTAGACGAAGACTGTGTGAAAGATGGATCTGTAAATGTTAATCTAGGTTCAATATAGTATACTGCTGAGTTGTCTAGAACTGTGATTATCGGAGTGCCCGGAATAACGTGATCAAATCCAGTTGCACCCAAGTTCATTGAGCCAACTTTATTTTGTAACGTAACTGTAACACCGCTGTTTGCCACAGTATTATTTGCTACAGTAAATGTATTGTTACCCGAATCGATATTGTTTACATAATAGACTGTACCTGCACTAACTCCACCATACACCGATGTTTGATACTGTGCATTCATCTTGCCTAATGCTGCTGTTAGAACCTGTTTAGCTGCTGTCGAAGTTCCTGTTAGGTTTGTTACAGATGCATTAGTAGTTAATGTCTGTGATAGAGGTGCTGTACGCACTGTTATATTACCCGAAGCATTGTATAAGCTAATTGACGATCCGCCAGGAGTAGCACTAATTGTAAACGAAGTAGCATTATTAACCGCTAGGATGTAGTAGACATATTCTGTCTGAACATTACCAAAGCCGTTACCAATAAAGACAACTGGGTTATTTGCCAAGAAACCAGCAGTCGAATCTACAGTAATCAAGTTAGATGTTAGCTGTGTTGCTGTTGCTGTTCTTGTTAAAATTGCACTAGATACGCTGAATGTCGTACTGTTAATAATACGACTAATATAGTATTTTGTTCCTTCTGTCAGTCCAGTACCAGTTATTGTTCCTGAGAATATAATTGGATTTAGTGCAACTAATGTTGCTGTAGATGCCACGGTAATTATATTACCAGTCGCACTAGTTGCTGTTGGTGTTATAGATACTAGTCCGGTTGATACAGTGAAGTGAGTTGAATCAATAATATCTTGAATATAATATGTTCCGCCTAACACTGTGCCGCCTAATGCTGTTCCAGTAAACTGAATTAACAAATTAGGTGTCATTGTATCAGTGGCGCCTTGTAGGTAACTAGTACCGCTTGGGAATGACATAGTCATTGATCCATTTTGTGTTACTAGTTGTTGTGCAGCGCCGTAAATTGTTGCAGCCACCTGAATAGTTGTGCTATCAATAATTGCAGCAATATAATAATTATAGTCGCCTGTTAATCCACCAAATACTGACTGTGTTCCGTCTATGGCAAAGAATTTAACCGCTTGATTAGTTCTTAATTGTGCTGTTGACGCTACGCTAACTGTATTGTAGATGCCACCAGTTACTGCGGTTGCTGTGAGGTAGCCAACACTGGTTGCGGTAACACTGGTCTTGTAGTATGTAGGAATAAATTCTACCGGCATATCAATGTAGAGCTTGTCTACTTTCGATGGAGTTGTTAGTGTAAATGTGTTGCCTGATGCATTTGTTCCGCCAATTTTTAAAACATCAAAACTTGATTTTAATACGTTGGCACGCTTGCTTACACCTGCATCAAAATATGAAATATAACCGTATTGACCTGCTCCAGTACCGCTATTAATAAACACATTCATACCAACATAGTTAGTGGCAGTTCTTGTGTCAGAACCAGCAAGTAAAATGTATTGATCAGTTCCGCCTTGGGAATTATTAGACGCTGTTAGATATCCGTTACCGCCTGTTGAGCCAGTACCATCTAGGTCGGTCAATCGAGTTTGGAATACTCCGCCTGATCTATTTTCATCACCCACTAATTGGGCTCCTGTTCCAGCGCCAACAACGTTGTAGTTTGCATAGGCTGTATATTTTGCTGCCTGTGTTTCTTGATAGAAACTTGGCTGTCCGTTTGTTTTAGAAACTTCTAGTTGATTACCGTAGATATAGGTGTAACCAGCTGCCTGTCCAACACCGCGGGCATAGATTCTGTGAGTTAGTGTTGTATTAAGACCAGTAACATCATTGATGGCCATATACAATCTGTACCAACCATCAGGTAATACTTTTGCGCCGTACTGTGTAGGAACAAATCCAGTGCCATCACTAGATGCTGTTGTTACTCCGGTAACAAAGTTGAATGACACTTTGCTTTGCACAGTTGTACTGCCAGAAAATATACCAGCTAGATCAACACTATTGGCATTTCCCTGTTTCACATAAGCACTGAGTGTATAGTTTTTTGCACTGGCTGGTGGTACTGTACCAGCAACACCTACTGTTAAAATAGCACTACCAGATAATGATTGCACAGTAATTGTACAATCGTTAACTGTGTCAGTACCGCCTAAGTTACTGCCAGGAATAAACATTGTGTTACCAGTAACATATCCGCTGCCGCCGGAGTTAACCTGTACGGTGTAGCTAGTACTTGTGACCGTAACGTCAAATGTTGCAGAAACGCCGCTACCTGTTAAGTTGTTTGCTGGTAATGCTGTATATGTTTTACCTGCGGCCGGAATACTAATTGCCTGTGTAAGGTATGCAGTATCTGTGCCGCCAGTAAGTGCAGTAAATGTCCACGCTTCCGACACACCGTTTGGAGCAAGAGCATTTTTCTGTAATACCACATTACCGTCATTGGTCCACGCAGCATTAAAATAGTTGTTACTGTACAACAAGTTATTTGTAGTACTTGTATAATAGGCCACGCCTGCATTGCCATAATTGACACCCGTTAACTGAGCACTACCGCTCAATGAACTTTGAACACTGGCCTGTACCTGGCTTGATTTATTGTAAACAGTTCCTGCGATAGGTACTTCAGATAGATCGTAACCTTCTGCAATAACACCAAATGTACCGTAAGATGTGTTTCCGTTTGTAGCACGAATTCGTCCGCCTGCTTCAGCTAGATATCCAGAATATGAATAGTATGCGAATACAGAAACAAGTTCAGTTAGTGCTCCTGAACCTGTACACCATACGCCAATACCACCCGATAGAATAGTTGTGTAGTCGTTGGCAACAATCGATTTATTTCCGCCGCGATGTAGATCACCATCAATCTTAATACCTGTACATCCGTAACCGAATACTGTACAGTTTTGTGTATATGGGCTTCGACGATAGATCCAAGAACGACTGTCGTTTGGTCCACGGCCTGGATCTAGACTTGAGTATGATCCGCCTGATGGGCGTTGTGTTTGAAATGCGTTAATGCCGCCTAGTGATCCTAGTAGACCAGTAAAGGTCATATTTCTTAGACCGGTACCATTACGTAAACGGAACATATCTTGAATAGCATCGCCACCGTAGACGTAGATTGCTGCGTTACCGGCCGACGCTGTTTGAATTGGAAATATTGGGCCGCCTGGGAAAGCTGAAATACTGAACTTGGTTGCAGTAATTGCTGTACCGGTAATGTTTGATCCTGTGCCTGTAGTCCAAGCTGTAAAGAAACTGCCGTCGATATAACGATATACACCATTCGATGTAGCAACTCCGCCAGATAGATCCTGACCATAACTGTAGCCTAATGCTTTCCCTGCTGCTGCTGAAGCGTTATATGTATATCCAGGAATAGTAGTGTAGCCAGACGGCGCACCTTGACTTGCTGTTGCTCCAAAAATTGCAACTCCGTTCAACCAGAATCCAACTTGACCAGTACCTACTGATGTTTTTAATGTAGCTGCTTGATTAGTACCACCTCTAAACTTAAATGATAAGTCATAGTTTTGAATGATTGGATTATTAGTGGATGTTTGGCTTCCGAAGCTGTGATACGGTACGCCTTTAGATTTTGCACGGATAGTTCCGCCATCTGCACTGATTGTCCAACTGCTTTGCACCCCGTCGAAGTTTGATTTTTGACTTGTGTATTCAATAAAGTAACCGGCAGGTGCAGAGCCGCCGCCACTGTAATAATCGCTGACTAGCGGATTTGGAACACCATAGAAACGTTTGCCGACTACATAAGGATATGCTGGTGCACCACCGGCATCAATAGTTGTAAAGTAAGCATAAGTCCCATTAGGATAATCTGGAGTAACACAATAACGACCATTATACTCATCTAGGTCAGTGCCTGCAGGATTAGTAAATGACCAGTCTTCATTAAAGATACCCATCGGATATCTTGCGGTATCTGTTACAGGCGTTACACGAGTACTTGAAGAATTTAACGTATAACCACTTTGCATTCTCTTTGGTGCTGTAACGGCACTGTTAGGATTCGTATAACCAATTGGGCCATAGATTGGGTATCCGTCTAAGGCAAAACCAAGAATCTTGCTGTGTCCGTCTGGATGTAGTAGAGAACCGTTAAGATATGAAATAGCAGTAATTTCAGGTGTGCCCGCGTTAGCTGCATTTTTATCGTTAACATAAAAAGTCTGGCCCGTAGTAATACCACCAATTGACAGTGTGCCAGCTCCGATTGTAATGGCTCCTGAGAACTGAATAGGAGTACCATCCACAATACCGTCTGTAGAAGTTACGGTAAATGATGCGTCACCACTCGATGTGCTTTTAACAATGGTATCAATAACATTAGCAGGCGTCACAACAGATCCGCGGAGTTCTTCTCCTACGATCGCTGTATTTTCTGGTACAACGATTGGTAGTGTTTCTCTGTAGGTACCTGTCTTGACAAATACAGTTGATGTAATGCCCTGATTTTGTGCTGGTAAACTGGCAGTTGTATGATTTGACAACGCTGTTGTAATAATCAAGAATAATGCGTTAATCGCTGC